CGGAAGCGATGCAAATCGTGGAGGACGGCAGCGTCCTGTGCAACCTGTACGGGGGAAAGATTACCGATGAACGGGGATTGGAAAAATGGAGCTACACAGATTCCGGCATTCTGTTTCCGCCCGATTCGGAAATTCTGTCGCTGACAGATGACGAACGCCGGCAGATAGAAGAGGAGTACAACCGCAACGAAATGACCCTCGCCGAACTCGAAGTGGAACGCAAAGAAGAGATGAGAATTCAATCGAAAATCGGATGATGGACTGGACGACCGTTATCGTTTCGCTTCTGTCGGGTCTTCTATCCGGCGGCGGTTTGGCAGGATTGGTCTTTTTCAAGGAGAACAAACGCAACAAGCAGCTACAAAATGAAACAATGGCCTCGTCGCAGTGGAAAGATCTCTACGAGAAATCCGAAGCGAAGGTAGAAGCGCAGGGAAAGAAAATCGATTCCCTATATAAAGACAAGGAGCGGCAGCGCGATCAAATCGACAGTCTCAAAACGCAGAAGGCCGTGCTGGTCGTATACAAATGCGAAATGCTGGGGTGTGCATTGCGAAAACCGCCGTTCGGATCGGGGAATACGGGACTAATCGGAACAAAAAATAAGGAGGAAGAAAACAATGAGTAGAGGACTGAGAAACAACAATCCGGGTAATATCCGGCAATCGGGCACACGCTACCTGGGCGAGGTTCGACCTTCGCAGGATGTGGCGTTCAAACAATTCGAGACGGCGGCATGGGGCTATCGAGCCATGTTCGTGCTGCTGGATTCATATCGCCGCAAAGGTTACCGAACCTTTCGGGATATGATCTTACGCTATGCTCCGCCCGTCGAGAATGATACGCGGGCGTATATGGACTTTGTGTGCTCGCACACGGGAATAGAGTCCGACACTCCGGTCGATACGCACCATGCTGCTACGATGATACCTATCGTCGCGGCAATGAGTCGTATGGAGAACGGCACCGAAGCGAACATGTCCGACGTGACGGAGGGGTGGAGCTTATTCATGAAACATCAGCCATGAACGCCGGACGGATCATCGTCGCCTGCGGCTTGTGCCTGCTTTTGGGATTCGTTGCCGGACGAGCGTCGGTCGAACCGACGACGACCGTTCGAACCGTCCGGCAAAAGGTATACATCGAGCGGACGACTCCGGTCTCGGTGTCCGAACCGATAGGCCGGCATCTTCAACTCGCACGCCTGGTGTTCGTGCGCGACACCACCTCCGTCGAACCGGTCGCCGAGCAGGTTCCACAGGCCGACAGCGCGTTCGTGGAACTGCCCGTCAGAGACTATACCTTCTCCGACGACAGCACGTATACCATTGTCGCGCGCGGCGCCTATGTCGAGAGCCTGCCGCGGATCGAGTTCCGGCCCCAGACGGTGACGTATGAAGTGGAACGAAAGCGCAGAATAGAGCACGGGTTCCAGATCGGCGTAGGTGCAGCCCTAACACCTCATGGAATCGGCCCTGCGGTATATGCCGGTTATGGGGTAACAATCAAATTCTAACGTGCGGGAGGGTATGAAAAAGCCCTCTCCATAATCTTCGGTCAGACTATTCAGGTGCGGCACACCTTGGGAGGGCTTATGCTTTCGCAGGTGCGTCGCACCTGTGGTTTAATATCGAACGTATGAGTAAGTCTGACATTTTCCAATGCACAATTCGTGCCGTAGCGACGGTTACATGCGTCGCTGAATCGACGATTCTGTCCCGCAGCCGACGGGAGGAGGTATCCGATGCACGGCATATTCTCATTCATTTGCTTCGAGAGAGGGGGTTCAACCCCCGCGAGATCGCCGAGCGTCTGGCCATGGCCCGTCAGTCGGTCAACGAAGCGCTCGACGGATTCGAGCATCGCAGCCGACGTCCCATGATTGCAGACAACCTGCGGGAGATCCGCAGGTTGTTGTCTGAATCGCGACCTGTGGGGGAATAGATTATGAAGGATTCCGAGTGTTCGAACAGGGATTCGGCCCACCTGAAACGGGCCGGCAATTTAAATCGACACATTTTTATGGAATCACAGAAAATCTATCTGGCCGGCAACGGCGGTACGGATGTATCGGCGCTGCTGGCTTCGGCTCTGCAAAATCGCGGGGTCGACCCGAACATCCTCGCCGTGATGGGCAACCGCAACGGAGGCGTCGGCGGCTGGGGTGGCAACGACTTCTTCGCTATTCTGCTGCTCTTCATCCTCATGGGTGCGTGGGGCAACAACGGCTGGGGCGGCGGCTTCGGTGGCGGCAATAACGGCGGTCTTCCGCTCAACATGCTCTCCAACGATTCGAGTCGCGAGCTGATTATGTCCGCGATCCAGCGTAACGGCGTAGACATTTCGCAGCTCGCGTCCACACTCAACTGCTCGATCGGTCAGGTGACGGCCGGAATCAATGCCATGGCAACGCAGATCAGCACGCTGGCAGGACAGCAGGGCATGAGCGCACAACAGATCATCAACTCCATCCAGGCCGGGAACTGTCAGCTTACGGCACAGCTCGCACAGTGCTGCTGCGACGTCCGCACTGCCATCGAGCGCCAGGGGTATGAAAGTCAGCTGGCCACGCTCAACCAGACCAACACGCTGACCAACGCGGCCAATACGCAGTTCAACGTCCTCGGTTCGAAGATCGACGCGCAGACGCAGATCATCAATGACAAGTTCTGCCAGCTGGAAATGCGCGAGATGCAGAACAAGCTGGATGCGGAACGCGCCAAGAGTGCGGCGCTGGCCGGTCAGCTGTCGCAGGAACATCAGACGGCGACGATCATGCAGGCACAGGCGCAGGCGGTGGCTCCCGTCAATGCGGCAATTGGTGATTTGAGCAGCCGTCTGGCGAAGATCGAATGCGGTTTGCCACCTACAACCGTAGTTCCCAATCCGCAGGTGTACGCTATGCCTGCATGTGTGGCCGCCCAATTCGGATTGGGCTTCGGCGCCGGTTACGGTTTCGGAGGAAACGGTTTCTGGGGTTAGCGGAAAGGAGGTATACTATGGCAGTATTCCCATTCCAATACGTTAATCGTCGCGGTATTCCGGTCATTACGACAACGGGCGTGAACGTGACGACGGAAAATGTCGTTTTCACGTTCCCTAATCATACCTTCGCAAACTCGTGGTACCGCGGGTTGGTACTCATCGAGCTGGCGCAGGCCATTCCGACCGGAACGACTGGAACGCTGCCTGTACTCTTCGAGACGAACGGGCAGACGAAGCCGCTGACGGCCCCAGGCGGTGCCGCTGTAACCGCAGCGCAGATCTCCGGGACGGGCGTCTATGAGGTCTACTACGACAAGCAGACGGATGTGCTGCAAGTCGTGACGGGTGTGTAACCGATAAAATAAAAATTAAAAGATGTTTAAAGACTTGAAAAACGGCTTCCAGGTGTGCCTGCTCGACAAGAGCCAAAAGACGCCTGTATACAAGATCGGGAATGTGGTTAGCGTATCTGCACCACGATTGGATTCCAGGCCGATGCCGCCCGGACAGATTCCTTCGCCGATGATGTATTCCGAACGTGTAATCGACCTTACGGTCGAATGCGACGGTCAAACGAATACCTACGTCGTACAGGAGAATGCGAACGTGGCATCGATTGCCTCGCTGACGCTGGCATGTTCGGTGGAACCTATACTCAACGAGGTGCGCGCAATTCACAAAACGAGTACCGACATCATTGCAAGTGTGGATCGCCATAAGGAGGTCGTGGCCAAGTGTGAGGACATCCTGAAGGAGCTGAATCCGGCATACGCCGATTCCAAAGCCCAAAACCAACGCATCGACAAGATCGAGGCGGCAATCTCCGGCGTGGCGGATTCCGTGCGCCAGATTCAGCAATTCCTTCAGTCATCAACGATAAAAACAAGAAAAGAGTAAATTATGAGCTGGAAAGAATTGGAGCAAGGTCGGGCCTTCATGAATGAGGAGTACGATCAGGACGATCTGGAACGCGCATATCGCCGAGGCTGTGAGCACGGCGAAGAGAAAGGCTATCGTAAGGCCATGCGCGAGATGCAGGGAGGGATGGACGGATACGGCGAACGTGGCGGATACGGTGGCTACGGTGAGCGTGGGCAATCCTTCATGCGCGGATACGGTGAGCGCGACGGCGAGTACGGAAGCGACGGCTACGGCGAACGCCGTGGAGTCAAGTATACAGGGCGCTACTCGCGTTACCGGTAGGTGAATCGAAGAGGGGGCCGAAAAGCCCCCTCTCGTTTTAAAACATACAACCATGGACAGACTGGATATTTACGACGTATTTCCGATAGGGTTTCGGGAATACCTCAATAGCTACGGGTGGAATTTCTCCAAAAAGCTCTGCGAATTCGCAGTAGCGGGCATGAAAAAAATGGACTCTAATGGAAAAGAAGTGCCCATAACACCCTACTCGAATGAAGAGGTGCAGCAACTGTTGAAGCAATACGGCATTGAACTCAAAAACAATGTCGCATACAACGCTTGCTATGTCGCAAACATGTTCAAGGCCGATTTCCTCGGTAAATCGCTCCCGAACGAACAGTACCTCTGTATGCACATCAAATGTTATCTCGACGACGTAGACGGTAGCCCCACTCGGGCGATGGATGAATTCTATGCCAAAACAATCGCATTGGGTATACCGATCATTTGGGAAGACATGTTATGATAATTAGGGACTTGAAAATTGGTAAGTATAATTGGTCGTTACGCATCTATTTTGCCGTAACGGGATACTATACTGACCATATTATCAAGTCCCTTATCGATATTCAATGCCCTGACGAATTGGTCGTGCGAATACGAAAGAACCTCAAAAAAGCGGATATGGATACCGGATTCACATATTCGAATAAGAGACAACGAAAAAGCGTTATCGTGATCGGAATGCACTCTTCGCACGCACAATTCCTGAATAGTTGCGAACACGAACTCAGACACCTCGTCGATGACATTGCAATGGCGTGCAGGTTACAGATGGCCGGTGAAGAGGTCGCATATCTGACCGGTGATATAAACTCCGAACTATGGGACGACATCCATAGATTCACGTGTTGCAAATGCGATAAATGCAACTCACAAAATTAATTTTCCCCAAAACGCACCTTTTCGTTTTTTTGAACGCGCACCTATTTGTTTTGTGGATTATGAGCCGCCGAAGAGCTGACCGACCTGAAACCCGACGGACAGCTGGTCTACTTCGTCACCTCGGATCTCTACCACCTCTACGAGAAGTATCTCGACTCGTTCGCCAACACCGAGGCGGCCTACATCGGCCGGACCGAAGGCCGGCCGGTACTCACCTACCACGGCATTCCGGTCGTCGACCTCCACCTGTCGTCCTACCTGCGCGATACGACCTACGCCCAGTCGTTCTGCCTGCTGACCGACCGGCGCAATCTCGTGCTGGCGGTCAACACCTCCGACTTCCCCGGCAACGAAATCCGCATGTGGTACAACCCCGACCTGATGGAGAACCGACAGCGCGCCGTCTTCATGGCCGGCTGCGAAGTGCTCGACGAGAAACTCGTGTCGTTCGCCTACAAGGAGTAATCCGGCCGGGCCGGCGCGACCCGGACCGGGCGTTCCGGCCCGCCTTTTTCCACCGACTTATGGACAACGCACAGAATTCATCGACACTGCCGCGCAAACCCGTGGGCGGCATCTGCCGCGTGCGTCTGGCATCGGCGCGCGCATTCTCGCCGCAAAGCCGTTTCGCGGAATACGAGCTCATCGACGACCGCTCGGCCTACGTCGAGACGCTGACGGCCGACGAAGGGCTGCTGCGCGTCCGCCACACGCTGACGCTCGTCTTCGACAAACACCAGGCCGACGCATGGTTCGACCGGCGGTGGCTGGAACGCTGCGCGACCGACGGAGTCGTCGCCGCGATCGAAACGGCCGCAGGCGAACGGCTGCGAATCGGCCGCTCCGACCGTTTCGGATGCGAGCAGGCGTTGCGGCTCGAACGTTTCACCTTCGCGTCGGGCGCTGCGCCCGGCGACCGCCCGACGGCGACGCTCGTACTTGCGAGCGAGGATACCGACCGGGCACAAACAGATACCGACGATTATGAAGAAGATTAAACCGAAAACGGCGCTGGCCGTCGGCAACCGCACCGACCCTTATCTCACCCTCGGCGCAGGCACCGTCCAGAGCGACCGTTTCTGGCGCTGGGGCGACGACAACCTCTTCCCCGCGGCGCTGGCGCTCATGTCGCGCCGATCGACCACCCACCGGCGCATCATCAACGACAAGGCCGACTACATATCGGGCAAGGGCGTGGTCTGCGACACGGCCTCGCCGCTGCTGGCGCGGTTCGTCGAGGCGGTAAACGGCGACGGCGAATCGCTGCGCCAGCTGCTCAACAAGCTGGCCTACGACAAATCGCTCTTCGGCAACGCCTTTCTGGAAGTCGTGACCGACGCCCGGCGTTCGTTCCTCTCGCTCTACCACCAGGACGCCTCGCGCTGCCGGCTGGCCAAGGATTCGGCCCACGTGCTGCTGCACCACGACTGGGCGGCCTTCCGCGCCGAAGAGGCCCGCACGCTGCCGCTCTACCCCTCGTTCGAGGAGCAGGCCGACGGGACGCTGCGCGCCGCGGTCCACTACAAGGACTACGAACCGATGTTCACCCACTACGGCGTACCGCCCTACATCGCCGGCTTCGGGGTCTCGGCCATCGCCTACAAGACCGACCGCTGGAACATTTCGCGGCTCGACAACTCGTTCCAGCTCTCGGGCGTGATGATGCTCGACAGCACGGTCGACAGCGAAGCCGAAGCGGAACGGGTCGTGCGGACGGCCGAGGAGCGTTTCGCCGGCAACCCCGGACAGGTGATGTTCGTACTCAAAGAGGGCAGCGAGAACGACCATTCGCGCTTCATCCCGATCGCTTCGCAGAACGACGGCGACTGGAAGGCGCTGCACGATCAGGCCGTGTCGGACATCGTGGTGGCGCATTCGTGGTTCCGCTCGCTCAGCGGACTGGACTACGCCTCGGGGTTCAGCGCGGAGCGCATCCTCCACGAATACGAGGTGGCGCTCAACACCGTCATCCTCGGCGAACAGGCCGAGCTGCTCGAACCCATCCGCGCGCTGCTGCGCCGGACGCTCGGCGTCGACGCCGCATCGCTGCAAATCGTCAACCGCCCGCCCACACGCTCCAAACCGCTCTACATGAAGGTCTGGGAGGCCCGCAAGGCCGACGGACTGGACTACGATCCCGACGACGAGAGACAGCAGCGCTATCTCTCGGAGATCACCCGCTACAACCTTACGCACATCGACTGACCATGCAGACACTCATCACCCCGACCGTCGTCGTCGCGCGGGCCTTCGCCGACGGCGAGTACATCGCACCCGAAACCGTCTCCGAAGCGGCGATCGTCGCCGCGCAGGAGACCTACCTGCGCCCCGTGACGGGCGACGCGCTCTTCGAACGGCTGCTCGCCGGCGACCATGCCGACTTCGCCGACGAATACCTCGCCGCGCCGCTGGCGCTCTACGTGCGCTATCTCATCGCCCCGCAGCTCGACCTGCGGCACGGACAGGGCGGCACCGTGCAGCCCCGATCCGACGGCTTCGCGGCGGCCTCCCACGCAACGCCGCGCCGCACCCGCCC